TTGTTTTTATATTTATCTTTTATATCATTTAATTTTAATAAATCTAAAATTTTATCTAAATTATTTTGAAAATATTTATATGATTGAAAATAACCAAAAAACATATAATTTTTAGATTTATCTGAGATTAAAGGTAGCGGTTTATATTCAAAACATGGTTCATTATATTGATATACGGGTCCGTTAATTGATTTTTTATATTTATTTAATTGTTTAAATATATTATCAAAATAAGTAGTAGGTATACCTCTATATAATACATCTTTATGTTTAATATAAAACTCTATATTATTATTTAATGAATATGATATTAAACTAAATAATTGAAATAAATGATTCCCTAATCCACCCATTAATTCAACCGTAATCATGATAATAATATTATTATATTTAATATTTAAATATAAAACATAATAAATATTATTATATGAATATATCAATTATAACAGGTATAACTGGCCAAGATGGTTCATATCTAACTGAATTATTATTAGATAAAGGTTATCATGTATGGGGATTTATCAGAAGGAGTTCTGGTGATAATACACAAAGAATTAGTCATATTAAGAATGAAAATTTATATTTAAGATATGGTGATATGACAGATAAAAATAGTTTATTAAATATTTATAATGAAATAATAGATACATATGATACTATATCAAAATTAGAAATATACAATTTAGCAGCAATGAGTGATGTAAAAATATCTTTTGATATGCCTGAATATTGTATAGATACTAATGGAAAAGGTACATTATATTTACTAGATATTATTAAAAATAGTAAAATTAAAGATAAAATTCGTTTTTATCAAGCATCTACATCTGAATTATATGGTTTAGTTCAAGAAATTCCACAGACAGAAAATACTCCTTTTTATCCAAGATCTCCTTATGGTATATCAAAATTGTATAGTTATTGGATTGTTAAAAATTATAGAGAAACATATAATATACATGGATCAAATGGCATATTATTTAATCATGAAAGTCCTCGCAGAGGTAATAATTTTGTTACAAGAAAAATAACTATGGGATTAAATAAAATATTAAAAGGTGATATAGAATATATTGAATTAGGAAATATAAATGCAAAAAGAGATTGGGGACATGCTGAAGATTATGTTTATGGCATGTGGTTAATATTACAATCTGGAGATTCAGATGATTATGTATTATCGTCGAATGAATCATATTCTATACGTGAATTTGTAGAATATTCTTTTGAATTAAAAGGTTTCAATATTAAATGGAAAGGATCCGGATTAGATGAAATAGGTTATGATGAACAAACAAATAAAATATTAATTAAAATATCTGATAAATATTATCGCCCATGTGAAGTTGAACAATTATTAGGTGATTCAACAAAAGCAACAAAAAAATTAAATTGGAAAAGAAAAATATCTTTTAAAGAATTAGTTAAAGATATGGTAGATAATGATTGTAAATAATTATTTTCTTAAATTATCATAATTATTTATAAACCAATCATATGTATATTTTAAACCTTTATCAATATTAGTATATTGAAAATCTGGGAATAAACTAGTAAAATATGAATTGGTTGAAGTTTTTTTTAAACATCCTTCATCTTTATCTATTTTTTTTATATTATGTTTATCTATATTTATTATATCAATTAATTTATTTGTTAGAGAATTTATTGATATTTCATCATTACAACAAATTATTGATTTATTTTCATTATATGTATCCAATATTTCTACTATCATTTTTGCAAAATCATATGAATATAAAAATTGTCTAAGTGCTTTTCCTTCACCATACATATAAAATTCATCATTATTTGTTTTGCTATTATATAAACGATGTATCATACCTGGTATAACGTGTGCATCTTTCAGATTAAAATTATCATAAGGTCCATAAAGATTAACAGGTATTAAACATATATAATTACGATTATATACTTTATAATAGTTTCTACATTGTAATTCCATCATCCTTTTAGAATAAGCATAACCTTCATTTGATGGATGAGGTTCTGATTCATGAATCATACTTTCATCCATGGGATATTTTGAGGGATTTGATGGAAAAATACATGTTGATAAACAAAATATACCTTTTTGTATATCATATTTATTACATATTTCTAATATATTTTCATTTATTTTAATATTATCACTAAACATGCTTATGGGATTATTTATATTTTTATATAATCCTCCTACATTCGCTGCTAAATGAACTATTCTATCAGGTTTTATTCTATTAAATAAATTATCTACTTCATTTAATATTCTTAAATCACAATCTTTAGATGATAAAAATATCCATTCATTATCATCATTAATAATATCTTTTAAACATCTACCAATCATACCAGAACCACCTGTAACTATTATTTTCATTATTAATTTATTTGCTTATTCCTTTTAAATATTAAAATCTATAATCATAAAAAATATCTATTAATTCATTAATTTTATCACCATCCATTATTTCACAAGATAAACCTATAAAGAAACCTCTATTGTGTAATATTTCAGCACCCTTGAAAGATTCTGGATTAATATCTATATTTAAATATTTAAAAACAGGTTGTCTTGCAAAATTACCTGTTACAACTGGTCTATTTTCTACACCTGATTCTGTTAAATATTCTAAAAATGATTTATAGTCTTTTTCATAATTTTCTCCCAAAATAATTGTTAATGAAAACCACGCAGGTTCTGAATTTATTTGTTTTTTTGGTGTACTAAATATTTCCAAATTTCTAGAATCATTTAATAATTTATCTAATATTCTATTATGATTAGTTACTCTATTATTATTTTTAAAATCTAGTCTTTTTAATTGATTTAACCCCATGGCACCTTGTGTTTCCATTGGTCTTAAATTATATCCTAAATTCACAAATAAAAATCTAGGATCAATATTAGGATTCTCTTTAATATATTTTTCTTTATCATCTAATTGTCTAATCCATCCATGCGACCTTAAACATTTTAATAATTCATAATCTTCTTTATTATTACATACAATCATACCACCTTCTATTGTTGTTATATGATGTGAATAATAAAAAGAATATGTTCCAAAATCACCAAATGTTCCTAATTTTTTACCATTATATGTAGAACCAAGAGATTCACAAGTATCTTCTATTAAAAATAAATTATTATCATTAACTATATTCATTATTTCATTCATATTAGTACAATTACCCAATATATGCACTACCATTATACCTTTTATATCGGGTGTTATTATCTTTTTTAATTCATTTATATCTATATTCATTGTATCTGGATCCACATCAACAAATACAGGTATCAAACCCATTTGAATTAATGGCGAAATACTCGTTGACCAACAAATATTTGGTATAATTATTTTATCACCCGTATTTAATTTATTTTTTCTCATATAATTAATGGCAACAGACATTGCTAATAAGTTAGCAGAAGATCCTGAATTAACCATTATAGAATAATTAGAACCAATATATTTAGAAAATTCTCTTTCGAATTGTTCTACTTTTTTACCCATTGTTAATTTATCAGACCTTAGTACATCAATCATGACATCTATATCTGTTTGATCATATGTATTTTCTATTAAAGGAAACTTAAATGACATTATAAATAATAAATAAATTACTCCTTAAATAAATTTGAATATTTAAACAATATTTATTTAAATAAATTATAAATTATGGATAGGTGTTCTTTCTGTAATAAAAAACTTAAATTAATTTCATATTCTTGTAAATGTGAAGGACAATTCTGTGCGGAACATCGTTATACTCATACTCATAATTGTAAGAGTCTAAATAAAAAAATAGAAGAATCTAAAAAGATTCTTGAAAATAATAACCCTGTAATTAATCATAGTAAAGTTATAAAGATTTAAATATTATTACCTAATGTATTTTGTATTTTTTTAATTTGTTTTTGTACTCTCAACTCATTCATTTCTATATCATTCACCATAAATTTAATCAATCCGCCTACATCCTTATTCGATTTATTTACATCCAGTTCTTCCACTTTAATCTTATCTCGATACATCATAAATATATCATATGATTTATTAAATAATTCAGCATATCCTTCTGGAAACTCATATTTATTTTTATATTCTTCAATAATATCTTCAATATTTGTATGTTTCTTAATCATTTTAAATGCCGTGCTGTTACCCACTTTAGGAACATTAGAACAATAATCACATCCACACAATATACAAAACTTTACAAATTGTTCTTCACTTAAATTCATTCCTTTAATCATTTCACCATAATCAATAATAGATATAATATCTTTTCTCTTTAATGATTTATCTAAACAATTTCTAATTAATTTAGGCGATCCATATACTAATGTATCCATATCTTCTGTCAAAACATAATCTACATATCCTATACGACATAATTCGGCAGCAATCGCTTCACCCTCACCCACATCCATATGAATATAGGAAATACCCATCAAGTCTAATAGTTTCTTAACATTATCTATCATATCTTTAGTCAAACGAAGAGATTGTTTTTCTAATTCATTCTTTTTTTCAATATTTCCACAAGCATCCATTTTATCTTTGGCGTCCTTTGCTTTCTTTTTACGTTCATCTACGCAGGATTGTTTTAAATCAGGTGGTTTCCCATCAAATACAAATATCACTTCAATATTTAATGATAAATAATTAGTTAATTTATAAAACAATCCTGTAATATGGTTTGTAATTTCACCTTTCTTATTTTTAAAAAGTTGGTGTGTTAATAATTGTTGATAAATGATTAAAGATGCATCGATTGCTACTTTTTTACCTGATAATTTATATAAATTATCATGAGTAATGGCATCAGGTGCTTCTTTCTTAATAGTTTGAGTCAGAGATTTAATTCCCATATTAAATATGTTTTAAATTATCTTATATTTAAATTCAAATTTATTTTTTATTTTTTAATTTTACTTGCTTCCTCTAATACTAATTTTGCTAATTGTGTATTTGAATTAAAAAATTGATCCTGAGATAAATTATTGAACCACTGATATTCTATATTTTCTAATATAATATCGTAAGGTAATGCTATAAATATAATATTATCTTTATCTTTAAATTTAATAGGTTCATATCCATAAAATTGTTTTATTTTAATCATATTATTTTTAATATCAGTATTACCTGTATAACTACAATCAAAATGAAAATGTTTATTATCTCTAACTTTGCCAATAGAATTTGCTAATAAGTCCTCACCAGTAGATTCATTAATAAAATTATCTTTTCTTAAATTCTCTAACATTTGATCTCTGTACAATGTAATTACTGAATTATCTTTTTTAGCAGCAATGATATAATTTCCTGGATTATTTTTATTATTACACGAATTTATTACACGTTCAGAACCACCAAATGTAATTAAATCATAATTAAATTTTAATTTATACATAATCTCATCCAAACTTTTCATTACTAATGTAGATGGTGATAAAAATAATCCACCATATTTACTTAATAGCATTGAACTTAATAAATCAACTCTAAATTTTAATGGATATTTAGATTCAGAACTCATTTCAATAGGGAAATCTGGTAAATATTGTTTAATATTTTCAGGAGATACTACATGAAAAGCATTATATTTTTTATTAATTTTATTATTCATTATCTGTAGACACATTGAAAACAATATTGTAAAGTTTTTCTTTTTATTTAATAATTGAATATTAATATCTTTATCTAAATCTTCTGGTTCTTCTAAATATGTCCATATAAATTGTTTTTCAATATGTTTAGTTGGTATATTAAATCTATTATCTAATTCAGTAATTAAAGGGTGAATTCTGTCTTCATAAAATATATTTAAATAATCCGTATACATTAAAAAACTTATAATCATAAATACAATAAACGCTAATACCATAATATTTTTTTGCATTCTATATATATATATAATTATATATTATATTTTATTTAGAACATATTGGACAATTTAGTTCTTTTTTTTTTTCAATCCATTTATTTATACATTCATAATGATACATATGACCACATTCTAATATTCTTACTTTATCATTTATTAACATCGCATCTAAACATATNATACATTCATTATTATCAAAGTNTTTTTTTATTATTATATATTCATTAGATTCGTCACTATTACTAGCGTTTTTTAAAAAAGATTTTTTATTAAATAAAAAAGGTAATAAGTTAAACATAATATATAATTATATTTTTTATTAATATGTCTTTTGAAATATTAATAAATAATTCTATAAAAGATGTTACACATGAAATAAAAAAAGATAAAAATATGAATTATATAAAATATGAATTATTAAATCCATTAATTGAGCATATTATCCAAGAATTATATCCTTATTTTTTAAAAATAATTATTGTTATTATCATTTTATTTATTTTAGTAATATTCATAATTGTTTTAAATTTAAGAATAATTTATAATTAATAATATAAATGAGTGAGTTTAATTCGAATGTCATTCAATGGGTTGAATATGATAATCAAATAAAACAATATAATGATAAAATTAAATCTATTAAATCAGATAAATCTACTTTGGAAGTTAATATTCTGTCTCATATTGAAAATAATGATCTTAAAAATAATGTTTTTAATTTATCTTCATATTCTTCTAAATTACAATATAATTCTAATAAATCATATGAAACTATGACTAATAAATATTTATTAGATAATTTTACTAAATATTTTAATGATGAAAACAAGGCAAAAGAATTATTAGAATTCTTAAAAAATAATAGAAAATTTGATAATAAAGTTAGTTTAAAAAGAAATTAATTATAATATAATATAAAATGAAAACATTCAAAGATTACCCAGAATTTAAACCCAACCTGTCGCCTGAACAAATTTTAAAAATGGGTTCATTTGGTGGAACATATTTTAGACCCATTTATTCATCTGTAACTAAAAAACACTATAAATCTGAAGATGTTATTAAAGAATATCCTAAATCATGGTTCAAGGGCATTGATATAGGTGAAATGGTTACATCACCAAAATATAATAAAAAAGTAAATAAATATAAAGTTAAATGCGGATCTGATTTAGAAGATTGGGAAAAATCTGGATGGATGGATAAACAAGATCCATATGGATGGTTTCAATGGTATTGCAGATTTTATATGGGAAGACGCACTGATGATGATGAAAGACAAATAAAGAGATGGTTGGCATTGACCGGACCCAAAGGTAGATTTAAAAACAGATTAATAAATATGATTAAAAAAAAAGATTCTAAATATGATGATGAAACTATTTCACCAGTTATTAGACAAACTTTACAACATTGGGGATACAAATTAACTTCTAATGATTTGAAGTAATATTAATATTCATTCATTAATTTAATTATTTTTTTAAATTTGATTTAAAAATATTAACATTAAATATATTATATATATGGTTCAATTAAATGAAGATGAATTAAATACAGTTAATGATATAATAGATAATAATAAATCTATTATATTTAATCAAAATAATCCTAAAAGACTAGGAGCATATAATAGATATGAAAAATATAAAGCAGCAACAAATTATGAAGAGTTTAAAAAATTAGGTGGTAAAAGAGACGATTTTAAAAATGATTATAAAAAAGGTTTTATAATATTAGATGATTCAAATAATACAGTAGATAATGATTCAAATAATACAGTAATAAAACTAGATATACCAACAGATATTAAAAATGATAATATAAAAAACAATAAATATAATTTTATTCTAGGAGATTGTTTGGAAGTATTAAAAAATATACCTGATAAAACTATATCATTAATAATTACATCACCACCTTATAATATAGGTTTAAAATATAATAAGTATAAAGATAAAAAACCTAGAGATCAATATTTAGAATGGATTTATGATATATTTGTTGAATTAAAAAGAGTATTAAAAGATGACGGTCATATATTTCTAAATATGGGATATACAAATAAAGATCCTTGGATTTCAATGGAAACAGCTATGAAATTAAAACACTTATTTGTATTACAAAATAAAATAACATGGGTTAAATCTGTTCATATAAATGGTATACTAAAAAAAGATAGTGGTGAAAAGGTTGATAAAACATTTGGTCATTTTAAAAATATAAATTCTGAAAGATATATTAATGTAACTAATGAAGATTTATATCATTTTACGAAAAATGATAAAGTAATAGTTAATAGAAAAGCAGTGGGTGTTCCATTTGAATATAAATGTAATTTAATTGATAGGAAAACTGGTGAACATAAAATTGATAAAAAAACTGGACAACCTATGGAAGATAAAAGGTGTAAGGGAAATACATGGTTTATCCCTTACAAAACTATCACATCTAAAAAAGATAAAGGAGAACACCCCGCTATATTCCCTGAAGAATTAGTAGAACATTGTATTGAACTATCTGATTTAAAAGAAGGGACTATATTAGACCCTTTTATAGGTTCAGGGACTACTTTGAAATTAGCACAAAAAATGAATAATTTAGAAAATAGTAAATATAATTTATCTGGCATTGGCATTGATATAGATGAGAAATATATTAATTATTGTAAAGAAAGGGTTAAAGATTAGATCTATCTATGAAAGTGTCATTAAAAGTATATTCTCTTAATAATGTTCCAAGTCGAGGACCCGTAATTTTACCATTCGAACCACAACGGTCATACCAATCTCTAATAGTATTTATGGGAACCCATAAAATAGTAAAATCCAATGTTGTATCTGTTATATTACATCTATCATAAAGGTAATAATGAGAATTAGTATCAAAACATGAACATAAATTATCATTATTGAATGAACGATTCGCTCCAGTATCTCTACTGGGGCATAACGTTACACCACCGGTCATTTTTTTGCCTTCGGCTTTATTATCACATTCTTTGGATATTATATCTGAAAATTTTGCATCTCTACCTAATTCTCTATATCTTTTCCAAATGCATACATATCTTGTAGGAATATGGTGTTGTAATCTCCAATCATTCAAATTATTACCAAATTCTTCATTAGTTAATCCGCCTTGTATTGTTTTTCTATTGATGCGGACAGTAAGTTGATCAATTACCCCTCTGGGTACCTGTTGTTCACTCATTATATATGATAATAATTAAACTATTTAAATAAAATCAAATTTAAATTATATTCTTGTTATTATTTATGTATATTGAAGAATAAGTTATTATATTTCAACAAATAAAATATCTATTTCAAATTTATTTTTTTCTAATATATATTATAAAAATGAAAGCCGAATACAGTTGTGTTTTAAAATCTTGTTTTTTTGCTGTTTTATTAAATATTGTTTTGCCTATGATTGCTAAACCTTTCGCAACTAAAGATGAAATAAAACCACCCAACGGTGCCGCCAAGCTATCATTTAAATCACAAATAGTTCACATGCTTGTACATCACTCTCAAGTCCCTATAGCTAGTTCCGTAATTGTTGCATTAATTGTAGCATTATCCATCACTTTAGGGTATCTAACTAAATTTAAATATAGTAGATAAATAATATTTTTTAATATATAATGACATTACCAAAACATTATACAAGTGGTTTATCGAAAAAAGATAAAAAAAAACAATTAAGATCTATCAAAAAATCCAAAAAAGGATACAAAAGTGGTAAATATGTTTCCAGACCCAAATTAAAATCATTCAAATCAAAAAAATCATCTTGGACTCAAAAATTTCATAAAAAATATCCTGAT